CCGAATACACAATGGAGTTGGCTCAAGACTTGAAGGCAATCCACGGTTTAGACGCCGAGACAGAACTTGCGAATATTCTTAGTTCTGAAATCCTTGCGGAAATTAACCGTGAGGTAGTTCGTTCCCTGTATGTAACAGCTGTTGCTGGTGCTCAGGTTAATACGACAACTGCTGGTATCTTTGATCTGGACACCGACTCTAATGGTCGCTGGTCAGTTGAGAAGTTCAAAGGTCTAATGTTCGCTATTGAGCGTGACGCCAATGCGATTGGTCAACAGACTCGTCGCGGCAAGGGTAATATGCTCATCTGCTCCGCTGATGTTGCTTCTGCACTTCAGATGGCTGGTGTTCTTGATTACACTCCTGCTCTTAACAATAACCTTAATATTGACGATACAACTACCACATTTGCTGGTGTTATGAATGGTCGCTTTAAGGTATACGTTGATCCTTATGCTGCCAACGTAGCTGCTTCTCAGTACTACGTCTGCGGTTATAAGGGTACGTCACCATACGATGCTGGGTTCTTCTACTGCCCATACGTTCCTCTACAGATGGTTCGTGCGGTTGGTGAAAGTTCCTTCCAGCCCAAGATTGGTTTCAAGACTCGTTACGGTCTTGCTGCTAATCCTTTTGCCGCCTCTGGTGCGGTTGCAGCTGGTGATACCGTTAACTCCGATGCATCTCTTGATGCGAATACTAATGCTTGGTATCGTCGGGTTAAGGTTACGAACTTGATGTAAAATCAAGAAGTTAGTAGAGTAAACTAGAGGGGCCTTCGGGCCCCTCTTTTTTTGGTTAAACTTTTATGACACTTAAATTTTATCCGATAAATACTTTTGAGTTGAGAAGGAAATATTATGGTAAAGCAAAGAAAAAAAGATTTGTGGAAAAAGGTGAAAAAAATGGAATTAGGTAATCCTGTCATCACCGCTCTAGTTGGGTTGGTGGTTTTTTATATTGGGTTGAAAATGTTTTCGGGTGGAATGAAGTCGATGGGTAATATGGATCATCTTTCATATTTTATTCATAATCCTTTATGGATGTTTTTGGGTGGTATTGTTATGACACTGTTATGGCAGTCATCATCACTATCCACTACTGCAATAATTGCTCTTGTAGCATCTGGTGCAGTACCACTACCCGCTGCAATTGCATGTGTATTAGGAGCAAACTTAGGAACAACCGGCACCATATGGTTAGCCGGTGTTTTTGTATCTGATGGTATGCCCAAGGGAGATACCCTAAGAATTGCAATGGCACATACAGGAGTTAATTTACTGATGGCATTATCTCTATTACCATTTGTACATCATATTGCTAGATTTCTTGCGAGGTTTTAATGTGAAGCATTTGGTATCTATTGAAGATTTAAGTTATAGTGATATAGAGGTTTTATTTAATCGTACCAGTATTCTAAAAAAAGAATTGCCTTCTATGTACAATCATACACTATTGGGCAAAATACTTACCAATTTATTTTATGAACCATCAACTCGTACCAGTTCTTCCTTTCACACCGCCATGTTAAAACTTGGCGGTGAAGTTTTATCTATCAATGAGATTAATTATAGTAGTGTATCCAAAGGAGAAAATCTACAGGATACTATTCGCACTATGGGTTGTTATAGTGATATAATTGTATTGAGGTCACAGAATGAAGGAGATGCAAAACTGGCTGCAGAAGTTAGTGAGGTTCCTATTATTAATGCTGGCGATGGTAAAGGTGAACATCCTACACAAACTCTATTAGATTTGTATACCATACAGGAAAATTTTGGCAGAATTAAGGACTTGACAATTACGTTTGTTGGTGATATAGTTAATGGTAGAACTGTACATTCACTGTCTAAAGCTTTGAAAAAGGAATGTGAAATAAATTATTGTGAAACTTATGATTTTGATAAGTTACCAAAATCTGATGTATACTATTTAACCAGAGTACAAAAGGAAAGAGGAAGTAAAGGTTCGTATCAATTAACGAAAGAACATGTAAAAGAAATGCCGAAAAATTGTATTGTAATGCACCCATTTCCTAGAAATGAAGAAATACCAAAATGGTTTGATGCTGATCCCCGAGCCAAATATTTTGATCAAATGAAAAATGGTTTGTATGTGAGAATGTCATTACTCGTATCATATAAATAATCATATGGCAACAGCACAATCACCTCTTGCAAGACAACCAGAACAGTTAGACTATGCAAGTCCAACTCAATTTCGCTTTGGTGTTCATCAACTACCAAAGGTGGAATTCTTTACTGTCGGTGCAAATCTTCCTGGCATCTCTGCTGGCGTTGCTACTCAAGCAACGCCATTCAAAGATATTCCTCTTATGGGAGAAAAATTGACGTATGAGAACTTGTCTATATCGTTTATAGTAGATGAGTATTTAGAGAATTATATTTCACTTCACAATTGGATGATTGGTATTGGTTTTCCAGAAAAAAGAGAACAGTTTAGAACATACAGAGATGTTACATCAAATACTCCAGCTGGAGGCGGTACTCCCACAGTAGATAGAATTGGTAAAGCAACAGCTGATAGAGCATTATATTCAGATGCATTTTTGCAAATACTTTCCAATAAGAATAATCCTATTGTTGAAGTGATTTTTGAAAATTTATTTCCAGTATCTTTAAGTGCGTTAGATTTTTCTCAATCTGCAACAGATGTAGAATATATTGTTGCAACTGCTGAGTTTGCATATCAAATCTATGAGATTAAAACATTATAAATAAGTTCGAGCAGATGCGATAAACTTTAACAGTTTTCAAATTTTAGTCTTAACAGACAATATACAAAAAGAGAGTAAATCAAAACTCTGCTCACATTTTGAAAGAATTATATTTTATGAATCTAGACCAGTTAAAAGAAGAAGCAAGAACAGACCTTATCATAGGGAATGAAGAACAACTTGGTTCTGAATCTCTAAAAAATCAAAAAATAAAAGCTAAGTATCTTGAACAGAGATCAAGATTTCAATTACTATTGCAAAAGGCCAATGGTGATTACCAACGAATGTACAGGGAGAAATGGGAGTACTACGGTGGTAAGGCTGATGCTAAAATTTATGTCGCAAAACCATTTGATCTAAAAGTACTGAAAAATGATCTAGCAATGTATATCACTTCTGATGAAGAAATTATTGCGTTGATGGATAAGATAGGATATCTGGAAATCGTAATAAAATATCTTGAGGGAGTTATCAAGTCTATTGATAATCGTGGTTGGGATATAAAAAACGCAATTGAATGGAAGAAGTTTGAAGCAGGAATGATATAATGACTTGTCCTAAATGTTGGATTCCAGCAATTACTGACTATATTGGATTTTACGAAAACATAATACCTGATGATGTTTGCGATAAAATTATGGCTCATGATTGGGGAATGAAAAAATCTACCTACTCAAATAATGACGGTAAATCGAAAACAAGTGATGAACGTGTTGAGATGGATGAAGTGTGGGTTACGAAGGATATGTCATTTTATGATGACATTAAAAATGGTGTTCTAAAAACTATAAAAAAATATTCAAAACATCATAGAAATTTTTCCTGTATTCATCATACCGACTTTAGAATTAACAAATATTCTGAAGGCGGATTTATGTCTAAGCATGTAGACAACATACATCATAGTCATGGTCAACAATATGGATATCCACAAGTTTCGGTTTTATTATATTTAAATGAGGATTATGAAGGTGGAGAATTTTTTGTAGCTGAAGAAGTGTTTTTGCCAGAGAAAGGTTCGGCAATAATTTTTCCGTCAAATTTTATGTACCCTCATGAAGCAAAAGCTGTAACCAAAGGAACAAGATGGAGCATAGTTTCATGGTTGATGTAAAGGTAAACCCTCAGCCTCTTTGGCCGACAATGGTATACTCTTTTGAATCTTTAAAGAGTGTATTACAAGAACATGAAAAAATGATTGTTGATATTAGAGATGATTTTAAAGTAACAAATAAGGGAAATACTTTTGGTTTGTTTCAAGGCAGAGATGATCTACAAAATTTACCTTCATTCAAGGAATTTTCTACTTTTATAGGACAACTTTCTGCTAAAATTTTTGTTGAAGAAGGATATGAAAACCAAAAAATTCAAATAACGAATATGTGGGCTAATAAACAAGGGGATGGCAGTATTCATCCACCACATTCTCATGCTAATTCTCTTTTGTCTGGTGTATATTATATTAAGGCAACAGATAAATCATCTGGAACACAATTTTTTGATCCTCGAGCTCAAGCAAAAACTTTTAAACCTAGAAGAGAAAAATGGACAATTAATAATAGTAGTATGTATGAAATTTCTGCTATAACTGGAACTGGTGTTATTTTTCCATCTTGGTTATTGCATTGGACGCCTCCTAATACAAATGAACGTATAAGTATTTCTTGGAACATTTTAGTACGAGGAAATTACGGAATGCCTGGCACTTTACAAAATGCGAATATCTAAAAAGAATGAGGTTTATCTAGTATTAGATGATTTAGACCCATCTACATCACAAGAACTTACAGAGTTTTTTACCTTTGAAGTTCCTGGCGCAAAGTTTATGCCGATGTATAAAAATCGTATGTGGGATGGTAAGATACGATTATTCAGTCCAGGCTCTGGTGAAATTTATGTTGGGTTATTATCATACATTAAACAATATTGTTCTAAAAATAAAATAGAATATATAATAGAAGAAGGAGTAGAAAATGATAGGAATGTCATTCGTCAGAGCGTTAGAGCTTACATCAAATCGCTCAAACCAAAAACCAAGGGGAAAACCCTCAAAGTTCGTGACTACCAGATTGAGGCTGTACGTTCTGCTATTGCCAGAAATCGTGCTCTCATTGTTAGTCCTACTGCTAGTGGGAAGTCTCTGGTAATATATGCACTAGTTCGTTATTATCATATGATGGGATTAAAAACTTTGATACTCGTTCCTACTACATCTTTAGTTGAACAGATGTATTCTGATTTTGAAGATTATGGCTGGAGCCCCGGCACATATTGTCAAAAAATATATCAGGGACATGATCGTAAAGTAACTAAAGATGTTGTTATATCAACATGGCAATCTATCTATAAAATGCCTAAGAAATATTTTGAATCGTTTGGTTGTGTGATTGGAGATGAAGCTCATCTGTTTAAGGCAAAGTCTCTTACAGGTATAATGACCAAGTTACATCAATGTAAGTATAGGTTCGGTCTTACAGGGACGCTAGACGGCACACAGACGCATAGACTTGTATTAGAGGGATTGTTTGGTGCAGTTGAAAATGTAGTAACAACAAAGGAGTTGATAGATAAAAAAACTCTCGCAAATTTGAAAATAAAATGTATCGTATTAAGACATCCAAATATAAGAGAGAAAATGACATATGCTGAAGAGCTTGAATATTTGGTTACAAAGGATAATAGAAATAAATTTATTGTTAATTTGTGCCGCAATATTTCAGGCAACACATTATGTTTATTTCAGCTCGTAGAGAAACATGGAAAAGTATTGTATGACCAAGCAAAGGATGTAATAAAAGATCGTAAGGTGTTTTTTGTTTATGGTGGAACAGATACAAAAACAAGAGAAGATATTCGGAGTATAGTAGAAAATGAAAAGAACTCTATTATTATTGCGAGTTATGGCACTTTTTCTACTGGTGTCAATATTAGAAATATCAATAACATCGTGTTCGCTTCACCCTCCAAGTCTAAGATTCGAGTCTTGCAGTCAATCGGAAGAGGATTGCGTATCAGTGAAAGTAAGAATTCCATTTTAGTTTTTGATATAGCTGATGATATCTCATATAAAGAGAGAAGAAATTTTACATTAACACACTTCACAGAACGAATAAATATCTATAATGAGCAACAATTTAACTACGAAATAAGTAAGGTAAATTTAAAATGAACACAGATTATAAAATTGTTAAATTAACAAATGGAGAGAATCTTATTTGTGAGGTTAATGATTATGATGACGTTGAATACAAAATAAATTTTCCTCTTAAAATGGAAGTTCGATCTATGCAGACAAAGGAAGGCGTGGTTGATTCTCTAAATCTTAGTAGATGGATTGGGCCCTATACAGAACAATCTTTTTTCTCTATAAAAAGAGATCATGTATTAGTGATAGCTAATGCATCTGAAGGGTTAGGTCGTTATTATGAACATATGATTAGAGAAATCAAACAATTAGATACTCCCGAAAAAAGAGCTCTCTTAGAAGATATAGATGATGAAGAAATATATGATGAGTTGTTGTCAGAACTAGAAACTGAATCCGATACTATTCATTAACTGACTACATAGCTTATTATACACACTTTTTTTCTTTTGTCAATTCCCTTTTGTTCCTTGACATTATATGTTTTATATAGTATTATGAATGAATTGTTTAAGGAGTAGTCATGGTTAAAACTAAAAAGGCTAAAAAAACAAGGGCAAAGGGAGCGCATTACGTTGACAATAAAAAGTTCCTGGCGGCTATGGTTGAGTTTAAAGAAGAATGTAAAGCTGCTGAAGAAAATGAACAAGGTCAACCAGCGATATCTAATTACATTGGAGAGTGTTTTCTTAAAATAGCAACTCACCTATCATATCGTCCTAATTTTATTAATTATACTTATCGGGATGAGATGATATCTGATGGCATAGAAAATTGTTTACAGTATGTTGCGAACTTCAATCCAGAAAAATCAAATAATCCATTAGCATATTTTACGCAGATTATATATTATGCGTTTCTTAGAAGGATTGCGAAAGAAAAAAAGCAAACTCATGTCAAAAACAAAATGATAGAATCTTCTCAATATGAATCTTGGACTCAAATGGATTGGGATGATTCATCGTATTCTGTAACAGGGTTTGATCCAATCGCAATGTTACCAGATGAAGATGTGTATAAGCCAAAAAAGAAATCTGTATCAAAAACAAAAGGGCTAGAAACATTTATGGAAGAAGAGAAATAGTTTGAAAATAGCAATTATTACGGACACTCATTTCGGTGCAAGAAATGATAATCTAAACTTCAATGACTACTTCTACAAATTTTATGATAATGTTTTCTTTCCTACATTAAAGGAAAGAGATATTACAACATGTGTTCATATGGGAGATGTTGTTGATCGCCGAAAATATATAAGTTATCGTATTGCGAATGATTTTCGTAGTCGGTTCGTTGAGCGGTTCAAAGAATTTAATATTGATTTGCATATCATTATTGGCAATCATGATACCTATTATAAGAACACTAATGAAGTAAATTCTATGGATGAGCTTGTTGGTCAAGATATACTTACGTCAATTTATTCTGAACCACAGATAGTAGAATTTGATGAAACTTCAATTTTGTTTATGCCATGGATTAATGCAAATAATTATGATAAGTCTATAAAACTTCTCAATACTGCAAAGTCAGATATTATTATGGGACATTTGGGAATAGCTGGTTTTGAAATGTATAGTGGTCAAGTTTCATTAGAGGGATATAAAAAAGAAATGTTCCGTAGATTTGATACTGTCTTTAGTGGACATTTTCATCATAAGTCTGATGATGGCCAAATTTATTATCTAGGAACACCATATGAAATTACTTGGAGTGATTATAATGATCCAAAAGGATTTCATATTTTTGATACAGATACAAGAGAACTTGAACGTATTGTAAATCCCTATACACTTTTCAATAA